AGTTGCTGAAGTCCCAGCATTAGTTTCACTTGTGGCTGCATTAGTAGCACTAGCTGCTGCATTAGTTGCTGATGTAGAAGCACTAGTTGCACTGGTTGCAGCGTTTGTTTCTGAAGTACCAGCATTAGTTTCTGATGTAGCTGCTGCTGTCTCACTGGCTGCTGCTGCCGTTTCACTCGCTGCTGCGTTAGTCTCGCTAGTGGCTGCATTAGTAGCACTGGTAGAAGCATTGGAAGCGCTGGTTGCTGCGTTAGTTTCTGAAGTTGCAGCGTTGGTTGCGCTAGTAGATGCTTCTGATGCTTTAGTTGTTGCTGTTGTAGCACTACTGGCTGCATTTGTAGCCGAAGTTGCTGCGTTAGTCTCGCTAGTGGACGCATTGGACTCGCTAGTAGATGCGTTAGTCGCTGATGTAGATGCGTTGGAAGCACTAGTTGCCGCATTGGTAGCACTTGATGCAGCGTTAGTTTCACTGGTTGCTGCATTAGATTCTGAAGTAGCTGCATCAGTTGCACTGTTGGCTGCTTCACTAGCAGACGTTGAAGCTTCATTTGCTTTTGTAGTAGCAGTTTGAGCGTATGTAGCTATTTGACTGGCGTAAGCATCCGTAGTGCTGTCTCCGGACCCTCCGTCACCTCTAAATAACGCCATAGCTTACTCCGCTGCTACAAAAACAAAAAAAGGACAAGTAGGGGTACTTGCCAAAGCTTTCCCCCTACCCGTTATTAGAGACAGGCTTAGTTGTTTACAGCCAGTACAAAGCCAGCTTCAGGACGCAAGACTTTAACGCCATAAAGCGTGTCAGCCGTAAAGAGCGTACCCAAGAACTCTTGCTTGTATTGAGTCTGTGAACGTACACCTACTTGTTCAGCCATAACGAAAGCGTCACGGTGTACAAGGAGAGCGCCACGTACAGCGCCGCCAGCAGCGTTGTCGCCAGCAGTTTCAATGGTAGGAACATTGCTGGTTACATATACGTCAATGCCGTACAAGTTACCGATCTTACCATTATTTACACCGCGTCCGTCTACGAAGTCGGAAGACACGTATCGGTCAACACCCATGATGGCATTACGCAGTGAGGGAGGAACCACAAAAGAACGATTGTCCATAGGAACATCGTTGTCGTCCATCTTTTGAATCAAAGCGCGGAAACCAGCGTCCGTAAATACATCGGCAGAAGCAACAGTGTCTACTGCATAAGCAGTTAAACCTGTTGAAGCGTCAATGTAGTAAGAAGCACTGTGTACCCAGTCAGCCCCGTCGCTGTCACCCAAAGACTTGCCCAAAGTGAAAAGGTCATCGTCTACTTGCTTAGCAAGAGCGTAACCAGCGTCACCCGTGTAGAATTGACGCAAAGAAGCCAAAGCTTGTGCTTCGGTGATGTCTTCAATCAAGCGTGAATATTCAAAGTGCTTGTTAATAACAATCTGTACTTCACTTTCAGTATCTTGTTGAATCGTTACCGCAGTGTTTTCAACTTTAGCATTTGCAGTACCACGAACAGGCTTAGGTACGTGAATCGTATCGCCTTTCTTGCCCTGCATGGACATTTTCTTGACGAGCGGAGCAAGTACAAGGTTAGACTGATAGGAAGCGACAATTTCGTCACTCCAGATTTCGGGGATAAAAGTAGCCGCAGACGAGTTGTCTACAGCCCCGCCCATAGCGGGATAGGTTGAAGTAGTTAAAGCCATATTAGTTAATCCTCAATTTTGATTAGCTTCTGACCCTTCCTTCTTGATAAGCCTTCATAATTTCATCTGATAAAGACTGATAGCGTTCAGGGTCCGTTCTCATTAGTTTAATAATGTCTGCCCTTCTGTAGATCTTTCTAGCCGGTTTTTCACCGCTACCTTTAGCATTGCCTGTAGACGCAGCTTTAAGTGCTTGCTTACGTTCCGTCTGCTCTACTTTAGCTGTCTGTTGAACTACTTGTTTACGTTCCTTCCACAAAGAAAATAGTTCATTGGCAGCTTCATAGTCATAGTTACGGTCAGCTTGTGCAAATAACTGAGTCCGGATCTTAGAAGCTTTAATCCAATCAGCAAACTTAGGGTCTTGAACAATTTGTTCTAAGTCTGGATGATTAGCCTTGAGTTGATTAAGTGCAGTAGTCTTACGATACTGAGTATTAATCTCTTCCGCTTCTTTAATCTTTGGGTGATTTTCAATCGCCCGTCTAACGGCAGCTTCAGGGTCTGAGAAGAAATCCACATCTTCAACAGGCTCTTGTTGTTGTGGTGCTTGTTGTTGCGAGAGTTGTGTCTGAATATACGAATCAACAACCTGTCTTAATTCACCGACTTCTGCACTTTGCCTACCAACAAGTTTTTCAGCTTCTTGGTGCATTCTAACAAGATCCTCTATGGACTTGTTTTTGTACTTATCCGGTAATTCTTCTACAGCTTGATTTTCCTGCTCTTCTGTGTCAGAGTCAAACTGGTCTTGTGTTGGTTGTTGTTCCTCTTGGTCTTCTGGACGCTCGTCTAAAAGTTTAGCCATTATTAAATCTCCGTACTAATCTAGTATTGTGGAGTAGCTGATATGTCTACTACAGGTCTTAGATTATTCTAAGTTTGCCTTACGTTCTAGTTTAATCTTCTGTTGGCGTTGCTTAGCCCACTTCATTGTCGCACCTACAAAGTCTCCACTAACGGGATCAAGCGAGCAACGTACAGGAGATATAATTCGTGTAGCCGTTTTGCTACAAAGTCCACACAAATGTTCCGTCTCATCGGAGGCCACAAGAGCCTCCGTGATATGGTTGTCTGGACATCTGAAGTCAAAGAGTAGCCGCATTTAAGCAGCCTCCTCCTCAACAACTTCTTCAGCATTTTCACGTTGTTCTACAACGCTTTCTAGCTGAGCTTCAAGATTTAGAACATTAGCCATTACAGCTAATTGTCCCTTTCTGAAGAATAGATCCTCAGCGTCTTTGGTTACTTCCACTGAGTTTACGTTAGGTACGCTATTACGGATGTCATTTTGAAAGTATTTCCAACCTTCACTACGAAACATCTCACGCATTGCCCGAACGTATTCTTCAAAATCTTTGTCTTCCATCTGTTTCTCCTAGTAGGACAGTTAATGGTATGTACTTATGTACATCTTTATTATACCATAAAATAGACAAAAAGTCAAGTTATTTTTTAGGTTTCTTTACTTTGGTCATTTTTTTGCCGGTACGCTTGGCTTCCTTCTTAGCAGCCTCCATACCAGCTTTAGTGTACGAATAGTGTTTTCCACCGACTTTAGGCATTACTTTTTCCTCTTTGCTGTTTTTGCTGCTTGTTTGAAGTCCTTTGCACTGGGTCTACCTTTGGAACCCGCTGGGCGCATCTTCTCGCCGCTACCAGCAGCAATTCGTTTGCGCTTAGCGTGTATATTTGCATATAGTCCTTTTTTAGCCATTACCATTTTACCTTGTCTGCCCAATACGCTGCTGACATCTTGCCTTTGCTAATGTTCTTAGCGTGGCGAGCCTTGAAAGATTTACGTCTGGCTTTCTCTTTATCCGTTTGCGGGTTTTTACCTGCACCGCTTACGCCTTGCTGTCCAAAGCGTATGGTTTTTGTTTTGTCTCCTTCTTTAGCAACGACTACGTGGCTCTTAGTCGGATGGTTTGGTGTCCTCTTCGGCTTGTTGTACCCGCTTACTCCTGCTCTTTCTAGCTTCGGATCTTTCTTCTTTGGCATTTTCTAAGGCTTCCAATCTTTTAAAAATTAGATCAAAGTTTCTGTTGACTTGTGCAACGACTTCTTCTAGTTCTCTACGGGTTATCATATATGTTACCGTTGTGGGAGTGGGACTGTATTGTTTTTACGCTTAGAGTCTTTTTCTTTAAGCATTAACTCAGCGACTTTCATCCTACGCTCAAACTCTCTGTCGTCCTCCGTACCCGCTTTAAGGTTAGTCGTAACTGCTTTAACACGGTCAATCTCAAGCTCTTGAGGCATAAGCTGGGTTTCCACAGCAATCTTCTGCGCCCTTGCTTGAGACTCTTGTGCTTGTCCCATAAGAGCCGCAGTTTGTGACTGCTGGAACTCCATCTGAGCTTGCTGAGCTTGTTGAGCAGCTTGTTGTTGTTCCGGAGTAGGTTGAGAAGCTTGTTCCAGACGCTGAATGAGTTCTTCACGATTAGATATGTTCATATTATCAATAATAGCTGAGATCAATGAACCGTACAACGGAGAGTCTGCCTTCATAGTCTGTAGTAGTTGAACAAGCTGAGTAACTTCATATTCACGAGCCATAATGCCTAACGTAGACGTAGCATTAAATTTATAGTCCGCAACGGGGTAATGCTCAGGGTCAAACTGCATGTAACGATGTGCAGCTTTGGTTACAAAAGGAATTAGGAAAGACTCTTGGAAGTTAATCAGAGTGCGCTTGTGGCGCTTAATAATAGCACCAAGAGACATAGAAATGCCAGCTGCCGTAGCTTCACCATTGATAGATCCTGCAATACCCGCAGAGTCAATAGCCCCTGTAGAAGTCTGTACCATCTTCTGTAAGGCGTCTGCCTGTGCGAATGTGATTTGATTGACTTGACCAAAATTAAAAGGCTGTAAGATCTCTGATGGTCTACCGTTGGTCAGAATAACTTTACCTGCTTTAATTTCTGGACGAGACCCTCTGGGTATACGAGTAGCGTCCATAGCCATCATGGGATGGACTGTGAGGGCTAGAGCGTCAATACGAGCACGCAGTTCAGCGTCCAAAGCCTTTTGGCTGTTGTAGCCTTTCTCGCATACACCCCGTCCCCAGAAGCGAGACGGTACTACGTCCCAAGGGAATGCTACGATTGGTCTGTCCTGCATCATGTAGGGGTTTTCTTCTGCCTTCAGAAGTACCCCACCATTAGCGATAACAACAACAGCTTCTACGTAATAAGAACCATTTTCTTCCGCTTCCTCAACCAGCAAGACTTCTTCTTCGTCTTCTGATTCCTCGTGGGACTTTTTGAGCAGGTGTCTAGGTACAAGGCCGTAGTATTTAGTAAGACGGATCTTATCGTCTAAGAACACCGTTAGGTCTTGATCCGGCTCAATGTCAAAGTCTGGAGAGGCGTTGCCTAAAGGTGTGTCAAAGTATACGCCGGATTCTTGCAGTTGTTCTACCAAATGACGAGAAACAAACTCATCCACAGCGACACCCAAAGCGTCTTCAATGCTGGTGGCTACAGGGTCAATAAGGAAGTTCTGAGGCATAACAGGACGGAGTTTACATACCGTTCTGTCCACAATGTTGACCCCTACAGCCGTTAGATCTCCACCCATAATAGGTTGAGTAGCTGGCATCATTTCCTTTTCTTCGGAAATAACGACTTCAGCGATTCCTGTACCAAAGACAGCCGAATTGATAAGGCATTCAGCAACGGCTTTACGTACCTTAGTACGCTCAAAATCCGTATGCAGCTGGTTACGCAGATATACAATGTCAGCTTTATCAGGGTCGTTTGCATCGTCTTTAATGTCGAAGAAGCGGCCTCTGCCAAACGTAGCTTCCTCAATTTCTGCCACAGAGCTTTCAACGGCCTGTTGCAGCGCTGGGCTAATAATTTTAGATCGTTCCGAATCACGAGTTACGTCCTCTCTAGCCCATACGCCCCGCCATAGGCGATAGTATTCATCAAACTTCTCTGCGTAGTTGGCTTCAAAGTGGTCCCGCCAAGAGTCGCATTTGGTTATAACCCAGTCTTCCAGAGCTTCTTCAATGATTAAAGGCTCTGTTGATTCGTTGTAATCTTCCATATATTAGTATCCCGATACTGAGTCTAAAATTTCGTAGTCGTCCAATTCTTCAAAGTCTCCGCTGTACGCTACTTTTGCTAACTGATCTATGTATGCTAAAGCGTCTACTAAGTCATCATGAGTCAGTGGGTCTGGAAACTGGAACAATTCATCCAAGAATCTGCTGTTCCATTCTCCTTTGTTTAGAGTAACAATTCCATTCTCAAAGCGGCCCTGCAATGCCCACATTACACGGTCAGTCTTCTTCTGATTGCCGTGAGTTAGTTCTTCCACTCTAAAAAAGAACCCATAACGCTTCATCATGTCCATTAAGGGAGACATGACAGCTTGTTTGGCAATCCCTCTTTCTATGCCTACGCTAATTGGTTTATAGTCCCTAACGGCTTGAAAGATCTTCTGTGCAGTCTCCTCCAGTGTCCACCTACCGTAGATCACATTGTCTACGTACCAACCGTCCTCATTGACTAATACAACGGCTATGGCTGTATTATCTAATTTACTGTTCTTTGTTCTCTTTTTGGATACGTCTTGAAATCCCGCCAAATCCACAGCAATGTAGCAATCATAGTATTTAGGTTTGTCATCACTAAACTTAACCCAGTCCTCCTTGAACATCTCAGAGCCTTTGGCCTCAAAGGACGCCATGAACTCCTGTCGGAAGGCATAGCTGGACATGGACTTCTTAGCGGTATTAATTTCCTCCTCGTCCAACAATGGGTTATCATAGCTAGTAAAATGCCAAGACTTGTAGGATTCATCGTCACTAAGCTCTGCGTACTTGTACAGTTCGTAAAAGTGATTACGGCCCATTGGCGTACCAATGAACAGTGCATGACCCTTTTGGTCAGCTAGTGCAGGTCTTAGAATCTGTTCCCATACGTCCGGCTTAATGTCAGCGTATTCGTCCAGTACCAAAAACTTTAGAGAGACACCCCGCATAGTTTCCGGTCTGTCTCCGCCTTTTAAACTAATCGTTGCACCATTGACCAGTTTAATTTGTAAATTGTTAATATGGCTAGAGGCTATGACGGGATGTCCTAAGTCCATTAGGGTTTCCCACATAATGTCTCTAGCTTGGCCCTGTGTAGGCGCTACGTAAAAGACAGTTCCTCTGTCCGTCTGTAAAGCATTTACAATCAACATCCAAGCAGCTAAACGAGACTTACCTGTACGTCTACCAGCTGCTACAATCTTAAATCTTGTAGGGTCTTCCCAGACTTCTTGCTGCCAAGGCAGTAACTCAATGTTAAGATCCATTAAAGTTAGGAAAAGCCGCAGGTTCACTCATCAGTTTAAACGTAAAGGCAATCTCTACGTTACCAGCAGATCCTGTTTGTGCTTTTACTACGTCTCCGTTATGTAGTACAAAGATTGGTGCATCTGCTTGACCACCTAAGATTTCT